CAGCTAACAAATCTAAATCGGGTTTTATATTATCAGTTACAACTCGTTTACGAGCTTCGTTCATAGTATCAACACCAAAGCCGCTTCCGTTCTTTTCTTCGTTTAATAAATCTACATTCCAATTAAGGCAATTTGCCAATGTACGTCTATCATAACTTAAATAGTCAAATGGTTTAAGTTCATCGGTAGTAAGTGAAATACGTGTAAATCCTAATTTTGCAGATGCCCCGGCTATGTTTGAAAGTCTTGTGCTATCATTATCCATTTCAACAAGTCTATCCTTTAAAGATTGGCCTTGCTCTGCTGTTAATGGTGTTGCTCCATCACCAGCGTGAATAAAGCCATAAACACCGCTGTTAAGCATTGTTTTAGAATTATTATCTATTGCGTTGTTAGAACTATTTATATTTCTTACAGCTGACATTAATTCGCTATAACCATATAAATGTGATCCGCTATAATCATAAAAAGGATTTGATCTTTTAATATGGATTATATTTTCAGCAGGGAACTTTACTAATTGATTTCCTTGTTGCATAATATAATAGTCAATAGGATTTTCAACACTCATAAAAGATGCCTTTGGTTTTAACACTATTTGCATCCAATGAGATGGTAAAATATAAAGTTGCAAAGGCTTCCCGGCGTTTGCTCCTTCCGATACAGTTTGCTTATATAAATAAACATTTCCGCAAACTTTTAAATAGACTTTATAAAGGAAAAATATATCGTTCCATGTTTGGTTAACATTAGGTCTTTCAAGTGGCATTGGCAACTCTGAATCGCTTTCGTAGGCTTTCTTTTTAAGTTTGCTAATTGCTAACTTTTGATGAAACGTTGGGTTGTTAGGATATTTTTTTAACTTTTTATAAGCATCATCATCATCGATTTTTTTTACGCAATAAGGAACTGATGTTGTTTTAGATGCTTGCTGGTTTACGATTGCGTTTACATCGGGATTTTCGCCATAACCTTTTGTTATTAAAGTTTCTAAAGTATTGTTATAAGTAGAAGTTAATCCTCCTACTAATTTATATATACTTTCGTTAAAAAGGTTTTTATTTCCGCCTGTCAATACATCCCAAGCCAAGGCTATTCTATTCTTTGCCATTAAAGTAGTTTTAATAACTACAAATATATAAAAATAATTTAGACTGATTATAAATAACACGATATTTTATTATATATTTGTATTTGTAAAAGTTACTACATGGAATATTACAGCGGCAGCGATAGAATTTTATATATAAAGCAACAGGGTAACTGGTTGCCGATTGGTTGTTTAACAAGTAATTCAATATCAGAAAATGCGGAAATGTTATCCACTACAACAAGAGATAACGAAGGGTGGAATACTTCAAGACCTATGATGCAAGGTTATAGCATATCATTTGATGGAATACAAATAAATACAGTTGTTGCAGGTGGAACTTTTACAGTTGCATCCTACGACAAACTAAAACTGCTCAAACGACAAAAAATGCTTTTAGATTGGAAAATAGAAGGCACTATATTTCCAACAGTTGATTATGGCAAATGCTACATTACTGAACTTTCGGAAACTTCAGCAGTTGAAGACTTTTTAACTTTTAGTGGTTCAATGGTTGGTTATGGTATTCCAAAAACAAGAGGATTAGGTGAATTTGTTTTAAACGATGGTGATCCTAATGTAATTATAACAACAGATGAAACTGCAACACTAATTATTAAAACAAAAGAATAATGGCAATAAATCCAGCATTAATAACCACAATTCGAGTTGGTGAGTTACCAATAGGAGATATAGAATTATCTTCTAAAATTGGTGTTGAAAACGGAACTGATTTACAACAAGTAACCGGTCAAGATTTAATAGATTTTGTAAATATAAATGCTACTGGTTTTCAATTTGAGATTAAAGATTTATGGGTTTCCCAAGCTTATATTGATGACAATTTTGATGGAACAGGATTAGGTGTTGCATTATGTGAGGGATATGCTATTTGTAATGGTCAAAACGGAACTCCTAATTTAGATGGTTTAGTAAGTATTGGTTATGGAAATAATTACAATGTTATTAAAGCTATTGGAGGAAGTAAAAATGCAGTTGTAGTTGAACACAATCATTATACTGTAGTTAGTGGTAGTGAGACAAATAATAATGATAATAGTCTTTTTGATGGGAGTAATGCTGGAAGAAAAGATTTAGGATTAACTTCTAAAGCTTTCAATCAAAGTATTGTTGATGCGTTTGATTACGAATTAACTACTTCAGCTGGAAATGTTGATGGTGGTAAAACTAATTCAGTAGGAGAAACTGGAATTAACAAAAATATGCAGCCTTATATGGTATTATTAAAAATAATGAAATTATAAAAATATGGCAATAAATCCCGAATTAATTACAACGATAAGAGTTGACCAACTTCCTGACGAAACGTTAAGTTTAACAAATTTATTTCCTCATACCGTAGGAACTGACTTAAAATCTGCTACAATACAGGAGTTAGTTGATTTAGTTGCTACTGCTATTGGTGTAAGTGGCGGTGTTGGTTATTTAGCTATATCAGTTACCGATGGCCAACAGTTGCCGGATGTTCCCGAATTACCCGGGTTTTTTTTATGTGGGGCTGGTACTTATTTAAACATTAATGGTTATCCGGATGTTATTTGTACGGATGAACTAAATGCTGTTATGAGTTTAACAGACCATTGGGGTTTAGCTGTTGGAATACCAATAGTAGCAGAGGTTGGAGTTCAAAGCGTAACAGGTTCGGCAGTTGACAATACTGATCCTTTAAATCCTATTATAAACGCAACAGGCACTCCAACACTTCAAGAAGTTATTAATGAAGGGAATACAATATCAAGTGAATTATCTATTATAACATTAGGCGGAGAAGAAGAATCTGTAAATGTTAGAAACTCTACTGTACCCGAGATATATAGTAGTGTCTTAAATGAAGGTTTTTTCTCAAATGACGTTAATAAAGGTAGTATATATTCGAGTGACAATATAATTAATTATGATTCAATCACACATAAAAATTTACAAATTAATTACCCTACTTCAATAGTTGGTACAAATAAAGTACAAACCTTTCAAGATGCTAATGGTACACTTGCTTTAACAACTGACATTACCACTCCAACACTTCAAGAAGTATTAGACAACAATCACGATTTAGTTGATGGTAACTTTTTTGCAGGAGAAGGAGCGGGAGATGGCAATACAGAAATAAATGTAAATGCTTTTGGCGGAAATGCTGCAAACGGTAATACAGGAATGAATGTTAATGCTTTAGGTAATTCTGCTGGAATAGTTAATTCTTTTAACAATGTAAATTTATTTGGTAACTCTGCATATGCCGATGAAGATGGGCAAACGGTACTTTCAAAAGATGGTGCTATTATGGCTCGTATTTCAACAACTGATTTAACAGCCACAAGAAAATATAATTTACCTGATGCTGATGGCACAATAGCTTTAACTTCTGATATTACCACACCAACGCTTCAACAAGTAACTGATGAAGGGGCAATAACTAATAATTCTATAATAGTTACAGATAATTCAGAAAATGAAACAGCATTACAATATAACGGAATAAATTTTAATGATTTAGATGAAGGGGGTAATACTCTTTTAAGATTTTTAAATACATCAGCAATAAACCAAGAAATTGAAATTAGAGGATTAGGCGGTACAATGGCTTTAACTTCTGATATACCAACATTAGTAGCAGGTACAAATATAAGCATTGATGATACAGATCCTTTAAATCCTATTATAAGTTCAAGTGGTGGCGGAGGTGGTGTTACATCAGTAGGATTAACTATGCCATCTGCATTTAGTGTAACAAATAGTCCAATTACATCAAGTGGCGATATAGCTGTAACAGGTGCAGGTTTAGTTTCACAATATGTTAGAGGTGATGGAACATTAGCTAATTTTCCAGCATCAACTGGTGGTGGTGCTTCTATATCATTTTATTTAAATGGAAGTGTATCACAAGGCACAATAGGTGGAGTTGCATTTAGAGAAATGGACAGAACGCCAATATTAGGTGCGGGTACAGATTTTACAATAAATGCAAATGGATATATTCAATCATTTATTACAGATGCAAATGTTCCTAATTTATTAGAAATACCAGCGGGGAATTGGAATTTTGAAACTTATTTTAGTGCTTCGAGTGGTGGTGGAAGTCCATCTTTTTATGTTGAATTATATAAATGGAATGGAACAACATTATCTTTAATAGCAAGTAATTCAGCAACTCCCGAAGGTATTACAAATGGAACGGCAATAGATGCTTATTTTAGTGCTTTAGCAGTCCCACAAACAACGTTATTAGCAACAGATAGGTTAGCAGTTAGAATATATGTTACTCATAGCGGTAGAACTATTACACTTCATACAGAGGACAATCACTTGTGTCAAGTTATAACTACATTTACAACAGGATTAACTGCATTAAATGGACTGACAACACAAGTTCAAAATTTAGCAGTTGGAACAAGTGGAACTGATTTTGCAATTTCATCTGCTACTGATACACATACATTTAATTTACCTACTGCAAGTGCTACAAATAGAGGAGCATTAAGTTCAACTGATTGGAGTACATTTAATGGTAAACAAAATGCATTATCATATACTCCTTATAGAAATGTTCAAACTTCGCAAACTGCATTAACTGGAACAACAGCAGAAACTATTGTATTTACTGCAACAATTCCAGCGGGTGCTTTTAATAGTGTTGATGTTTTAAAAGTATTATTTGGAGCAAATAAAACAACTGGTTTAGGTGCTTATACTTTAAGATTGAGAGTAAATACAACAAACACCATTTCTGGCGCTCCAACAATAGCAACATATACTGGTACTGCATCAAGTCAAGTAAATGTAATAATGCGGAATTACAATTTGAATGGTGGCAATTTATATGGATTAGCTGGTAGTGCTTCATCACTTACAGATATAGTAGTTTCCGGGAGTGCTTTAGGTTCAAATACTTTAAATCCAGCAAATACATTTTATCTTTTTGCAACAGTTCAATTAGGAAATAGCGGGGATAGTATAATTGGTAATATGTTTACAATACACAATTAATATGAAAACAATAATAGAAATATCAACTAATAGAGTTGTTGGAGTTACTTTAAATAATCAATGTTTAGAGACCGAAACTTTAATTGATGAACTTTTACAAGTTGAAATGGTTAAACCTTATTTTAATTTTGATACGAGAGAGTTTTACGAGGGTGCAACACCGGAAGAAATAGAACAAGCATTTAAAGACAAAACACCAAACGAGGTACAACTTTGGAGAGTTAGAACTATTCTAAAATTAATGAATTTAGAGACTACAATAGAAAGTGCATTAGACCAATTAGAAGAGCCAAATCAAACCGCAGCTAAAAACGTTTGGAACTATGGCACAACAATAGAAAGATACTCTCAAACAGTTTTATTTATACAGTCTGTTACACAAATGACTGACGACCAAGTTGACGAAATATTCCAACAAGCAGAGGCAATACAAATATAACAATGAGCAAAGAAACATTAGATAGGCTGTTGAACAAATGGATAAGCAGAAAGCTATTAGTTTTTTTAGTAGCTTGTTTAGGTTTGTTTATGGCTAAAATAACATCAGGAGATTGGGTAATTGTTGCAACCGCATATATAGGCATTCAAGGCTTTACTGATATTGTTTCAAAATTAAAAACATAAAATAAAATGATACCTCAATCCTTAAAAATATATGCCTTAAATACTGCATCAATGATTATATCTTTCAGTAATATAGAGCAGACTTTGAAAATAATTCTTTTGACTGTCTCTATTGTATATACTATAATTCAAACTATCAAATTATTAAACAAAAATAATGAAGCTAAATAAAGAAGGATATGACCTAATAAAACTATTTGAAGGATTAAGTCTTAAGCCTTATTTATGTAGCGCAAAAGTGCCAACTATTGGATATGGCTCGACTTTTTACGAGAATAATAAGAAAGTTTTAATGTCAGATCCCCCAATAACCAAACAACGTGCGGATGAGTTACTTCAAATAAGTGCTGACCGGTTTGCTGCTAAAGTGGTTAATTTAGTTAAAAAGCCAATTACTCAAAATCAATTAAACGCTTTAACATCATTTGCCTACAATTTAGGTTCTGGAGCTTTAGCTTCTTCTACTTTATTAAAAAAAGTAAATGTAAATCCAAATGATGTAACTATTAGAAACGAATTTTTAAGATGGAATAAAGCTAATGGAGTTGCGTTAAAAGGATTAACAAATAGACGAATTAAAGAAGCTGATTTATATTTTATTCCGTAAAGTAGTGAATATCATTACTTTTTTTGTAGGTTTGAATAACCAAACTTAAAACTTATGAGCATAAAAGGCAATCAAAACGCTGCTACTTACAAAAAAGACATTGTATTGACTTTTATAAATAAGTTCCCAAATGCAACAACAATGGCGATTGCGAGATTGATTTATGATGAGCATAAATTAGACTTTAGTTCACTTGATACTGTAAGAACCAACGTTAGAAGATATAGAGGCGAAAATGGTAAAAATAGTTCGCCTGTTTCTAAAGCCGGTGAACGAACTGAAACCCAAAAAAAACAATCTATGAGCAAAATTATTGATTTACCCGAAAGCGATTACGAAAAGTGTGAAGCCTTTATAATTCCAAAAGGTCAAAATAATATTTTAATCTTAAGCGATATTCATTTCCCTTATCAAGACAATAAAGCTTTAGAATTGGCCATTAATTACGGACTTGAAAATAAAGTAAATACAATTTACTTAAATGGTGATATCGCAGACTTTTACCAATGTAGCCGATTTACCAAAGACAGACGATTAAGGGATATGGCGGGTGAGTTAGAAATGGTTAGGGGGTTTCTAAAAATGATGCAAGATTTATTCAAATGCCCTATTTACTATAAAATTGGTAATCACGAAAAAAGGTATGAAGATTATTTAATGATTAAAGCTCCGGAGTTATTAGGAATTGATGATTTTAAACTTGAACAACTTTTACGATTTAGGGAGTTTGGTGTTACGTTAGTTAAAGATAAACAAATGGCTTTAGCGGGTAAGCTTCCAATACTTCATGGCCATGAATGGTTTGGAGGATTTGCTCCGCCTGTTAATCCTGCAAGGGGTTTATTTATGAAGGCCAAAGAGAGCTGTTTAGTTGGCCATCACCATAGAACGAGTGAACATAATGAAAAGACTTTAAGCGGTGAAGTTACAACAACCTGGTCAACTGGATGCCTTTGCGGTTTAGAGCCTGAATATGCGCCTTATAACAATTATAATCATGGTTTTGCTCACGCTAAAATTGGAAGTGATGGTAATTACGAATTAAAGAATATTAGAATTATCAATTATAAAATTGTGTAATGGAAGAAAATAAGATTGATCTCGATTCGCAAATTGAGAAAGTAGCGAATAAAATCCTTCGACAATATTTAAGAGGTCAAAACTGTGAAAAAACAAATGAAATTTATAGAGATTTAATAAAAAAAAAATATGGCTGATATAGCAAAATGCAAAGATTTTCTTTGTCCGTCAAAAGATTACTGCCATAGGTTTACAGCTCCGGCAGGAATGTATCAAACTTATGGAGGATTCAGTAGAGAAGAGGATGCCGATAACTGCGATATGTTTTGGCCTAATGGTATATGTAAATATTGCCTAAAAGAAAATAATATACACAGAATGAGTTGCCCTACACAAAAAATACAAATTAACTTATAAGATGTATATTATTTTATACAAAAAGCATATAAAATGTATATTATAACTAACATTTTGTCCCAAATATACACTAAATTAGAGACGAAATGTAACTTATAAGTTACTAATCGTTTAAATATAAACCTTAAAAAATAGGGTTTAACTTGACACAAAAAGTAATGATATGAAAATAACACTTGAAGTAAATAACGAAGTAATTA